ATGACGGAAACATATTGTGACACATCACTCATCTTTTTACAACCTATAAGTAAACAGGTTGCAAGAAGTATGATAGAAAAGAATCACTATACACACAAATGGACATTGTGTACGGTTGCATATGGAGTTTATTATAAAGATTATGTAGAAAGTAGTTTCTTCGGGGGTTACAATACCAAATTAATAGGCGTATTGGTGTATGGTAATGCTGTTGGACGTAATGCCAGCACAAGTATAACCCCACTATTAACAAATGATAATGTATTTGAATTAACTCGTTTGTGGATAGAAGATGGATATGGTAAAAATATTGAGAGTTATTGTATAGCTGAGAGTTTCAGATTATTAAATATAGATTATCCAAAAATAAAATGTATTTTAAGTTATGCGGATAGTGAAGTTGGTCACGCCGGCACAATTTATCAAGCTACTGGATTTTTATATCAAGGCGATAACTATGTGGATATTGCATTAATGCCTAACTATAGTGTTAGTTTAGCTGGACCTCCCAATTACGACTGGATACATAGTAGAAGTGTATATTCACGTTGGAAGACTCATAGTGTAGATAAACTAAAAAAACGTATTGGTAGAACATTCTGGCGTAAACGAGAAAGTGGTAAACATCGTTATATCAAGTTCATCAGTAACAAAATAGAAAATAAGAAGTTAACTAAATCTCTTAAACATAAAACACTGCCATATCTAAAAAGTACATCTTTCAAAGAAGAAGTGCAAGAAATAGTTGTAAATTCTACCAACGAATTTTTTGAATAATGCAAGAAAAAACCCCCTACCTTTCGGTAGAGGGTTTGTTTTAACTTACTAATCGGTTAGATTATACGGTATCTAGGTCACTGATGATAACCTTACCATAGAATTCAGGACGCACTACCTTCTTAGCGTAGCGGGTCATTACACCTCTACGTGGAGTGAAGTTAGTTGGGTCATAAACCAATGGGGTTTGGATTAGTGGAATATATGGAGCATATACTGCACCGGTTTCTAGGAAGTTGCTTCCACGGAAACCAACCAAGATTACGTTATCGGTCATGTATGGGTTCTTGTAAACTTGGAAGCGACTTGCGAAGCTACCAACACGACTTACACCCATTGCGAACTTGGCTTGGTCACCATCGGTGTTAACAACATATCCTGGGATTGATTCCAAGATGGTTGCTACGTCTGGTGAACATACCAAGAAGTTTGCACCACCACGTAGAGTCAATTGGTGAATCTTGTTAGAGACCTTTTGGATCTTGTTACCAAGAGTTTGGAACCAGGTTGACTTTACATATGCGGTACGATTAGCAGAAACATTTGTATTACGTGTGAAGGTAGCTACATTTGTTGTGCTGTTTAGGGTCTTACTGAACTCAGTACCGATTTGGGCTGACCAAGCTTCGGTTGTGGTACCAGTAACGGACTCGTTCAACATGTCTAGGATTTCAAGATCGATTTCCATAGATACGTATTCACTCAATAGAGCAGTCAATTCTGCTTCTGCATCGATAGAGTGATATGCGTTCAAGTCTTGAGCCAATTCTGGGGTCCAGACTGCCTTCAACTTACGGGTCTTAGCAACGATTGGTTCGCTGTTTAGTACCAAGTTTACTTCAGGAATATTGATATCGGTATCAATATTTTGTGTTGCTGTAGCAGCGCTGTTACCAGAACCTTCACCAGCGGTCTTACCAGCTTCGAAGTCACCACGTAGGTTATCGGTAGGTTGAATTGTGTAATTCAACTTAGCGGTAGTTGTTGGGGTAGTAGCGGTACTGGATTGACTTACGAACAAGTTAATTTGGTAATATGGGTTTGCCAAGCTACCAGTGTTAATTGCTGTTGCGTAGGTGTTCAATACGGTGTAAGCGGAGTTACCACTGGTTTGAGCACCGAATGAACGTACTGCGTTCAAGTCAACGTTCCATAGGTAACCATTTCCAGAAACTGCACCTGATTGAGTGTTGTCATCAACATTGAATGTCAACTTGTAAACACCCTTAACGTTACCGCTTCTCAATGAAGAGCTAAATTCGTTAGCGAATTGTAGATCGTTCCAGCTTGCAGAAGCAACTAGGATTGTTGCGTTTGAACTGGTTACTGTACGTTCAGAATAAGCATAACGGCCTTGACCGTATAGACCATTTACTGCTGCATCAGTAGAACCATACTTCTTTTGGGTACCACCAAACAAGCTTTCGCCGTTTGTATGACCCAAGTGGTTACCAGAACCATACTTGAAGTCTAGATAGAATACTAGACCGGATGGTAGATTCATTGGTTGTACGCTGACGAATTCCTTAGCGGCAATTTCAGCGAACACACGACGAACCAATGGTAGAGCAACACCAGCCCATTGTTCGGAACTGGTTGAGGTACCAGTTGAAGAAGCTTCATCTAGTAGTTGCTTTGCTTGATTTTCCAATAGGATTGACATGTGTGCCTTTTCAACACCTTGGCAACCTTCTAGGAGGCCAGTCTTTTCCCACTTGGATTGTAATCCACGGGTTTCAGCCATCAATTTGGCTTGTGGATTCATATTGTTTGTCAATAGACTCTTTACGTCCATACTCATATATTTGTTTCTTTCTGTATTATTGTTAGGTTTACTCGCAAACTAATTTTACTTCTTGATTCCTGCGAGTTTTTGGAATCTTGAAGTCATCTCTTCAGCTTGAGGTTCTACAATTGTAGAAGCAGGCTTTGTTGATGATACTGGTTTGCTTGCCAAACCTTCGGTGATAGTACTTACAGTTGCATTGGTCTTCTTTTTAACAACTGATCCACCGGCATTAAATGATTCGGCCAAAACGGTGTATGCCAACTTGACTTCACGAATGTTCTTGGTCAAGTCGAAAGTGTTGATGATCTTCAACTTTTGATCTTCGGTAAGAGCCTTACCTTTGAACAATTTGTTGGTGTATAGCAACTTAGCATTTAACAAATTGGTTTCTGCTAGAACACCCTTCAAAAACTTGACGGTGTTTACATGTTCACTCAATTGGTTCTTCAATGCTTCGTTTTCTTCATTGATAGCTACTAGAGCTTCAGCCATTTCTTCGTAAGTTACTTCACCTTCAGATGGTGATGGTACTTGGCCTGGAGCTGGTGCTGGAGCTGGAGCTGGAACAGCAGCAGCCATAGGATCTACTGGAGCAGCTGGAGCTGGAGCTGGAGCGGCTGCAGCGGCGGCTGGATCAGCAACTTCATCTTCCATTTCTAGTTCTGCCAATAGTTCGTCGAGGTTTACTTCTTCACCTTCGGCAACAGTTTCTTCTTCTTCCTCGCCTTTTTCTTCCTTTTCTTCACCGACTACTTCACCTTCAAGTTCAGCTAGAATTTCATCTAGTTCTTCGCTGGTGACTTCTTCATCTGAAGAACCGGCTTCTTCATCCAACTTTGCGTCGAATTCTTGTTTGCCAGCTGGTGTTGTGTTCTTGTTTGCAACGGTTGATGGCTTTACAGGATGTTGCTTAGAAGCTTCATTTCCCTTGTCTCCACCAATCTTTGAAGATCCCAAGTTTTCTTCAACTTGTTCTTCAGCTGATGCTTCGTCTGTCATTTCTTCCTTGAGTTTTTCTGCGAACATTTCTTTCATGCTCTTGGCAAAATTTTCCTCAAGAAAGGTCTTTGCATTGGCAATTGCTGTTTCACGAACAGCCTTTGCGTCTGCGATGCTTTCCTTTAATAGATCGCTCATATAATATTACTATCCTTTCTTATTGTTTTTTGTGAAGTTATTGGAGAACTCCAAAGAAGATTAATTTAGATGTAGACATCAAATGATTGATGTATTTGATAAATAAATATAATTAAAAATCGCAAGATGTTAAAAAAAATGATATTTATTGTATATGCCAGCACAAAGTGAAAAGCAAGCAAGATTATTTAGACTAGTACGTGGGGTACAAAAAGGTGATGTAAAACCATCCAGTGTATCTCCACAAATACGTAAAATGGCTAAAACTATCAAACCAGGCAGTGTTAAAGATTTCACCAAGGTAAAAGAAATCATCAAGAGACTAAAGGAAGACTCTGAAACACAAGGATCTGAATATACACTAAGCAAAGCAAAAGAAATTACTGATAAACCTTTTGATCAAGTTTTGAGAGAAAATGTTGGTGTTCCATTTGATGAAAAGGAATTGTTGACATTTCAATCAAAACAAAACGGTTTTGCTGGATTTGGTAAAACTAAGTTTGTACACAAACGAAGTACCAGAGAAGTTTCTGCTGATGTACAAAGTAACGACTCTACCAAAAAGTTTGTATTCAAGAAATTGACAAATAATCAAAACAAAGGATTTTATAACTACGCATGTTTCGTAAGATTAATATCCGATGATTCCGATGAACCAACCGACAAAGTATTTTATACTTTGAGCAGTATATTTGAAGATGATGACGGCACAGAAAAAACAAAAATCCTAGCGGATTTTATAGATAGAATAAACTCATATGGCCTATAATTACAATCCAAATTTCAATAAACACATGGAGATCAGTAAAAGCAGTAGTAAGTTCTTAAAACAATTAAGAAACAACGACAACTTCAATTACAAACCTACATCCATGAAAATGAGAAACTTTTTGAATAACGAACAAGAAGAAATTCAAAAATACAAAATTGCAGATATAGATAATCCAAACGGTTGGTGTTTCAACGAAATCGATACATTAGGTCATATGGGTTTTAAAATGGATGATGACTATGATTTATCGTGCGAAGTACAAATTCCTAGTTTGGAATTTGAAGACAATAAACAAACCATTAAGGTATATAAAGAAGAAGACGGGTATGTTTTGGAAACATCCCGCCGTTACGTGTTTGAAACTTTCAATAAACTAATTGAGTTTATTGATAATATCCCAACTAGAATATTTTAAGCTTGTGGTGGTTGTTCTTTTTGAACAACCGGAGCTTGATCTTGTTGATTTAAATCAGCTATTTCAAAATAGCGTTCCAACTTCATACCAATTTCTTCATACAACATTTCAAGTTGTTTTTCAACACCCTTGATTTTTTGTGATTCTTCATATAGTTTACTAGCCATTTTCTTGACATCTTTCATGTCACGTTCAATCATTTTGGCTTCCATCCATTCACCACACTCTTTGATAGCATAACGTTCGGCTAGATTAACTGCTTCCATAATTTTGGTTGCAGTTTCATAGATAGATCCTGCCTTTAATGAACCACGATATTCATTGTAAGCCTTGATTGTTTCATATAACTTCTTTTTCTCTTCTTTAGTTAATGGAGAATAAGCAACTTCTGTGGAATTTTCTACTAAATGTTTTAGCTTGATCATATGAATATAAATATTGTTTAGAATTACAATTCAGAAAGAATATTATGAATTAATCTTTCTACGTTGTTATATGGATTGATGATTATTTTTTGATCAAAACTCTCATTGATCTTTCCTTGTGGATACATGAAAGCTCCTTGTGTACTTGGATTGCTCACAAAGTCGAAGGCGATTAAATCAAAATCATCTTGTACTACATCCGCATTTTCTCTCATGTCTTTCTTAACACTGCCTAGACCACGACTACTGATACCCAATAAAATACCAGATTGAAGTAGATCTCTTAGAATGTTACCACTTGGTGTAGGAAGAATTTCAACAGTACCAACTAAATCTTTACCATCCCAACCCATATCCACGATGTTATGACTAACATTCTTTAAGTTAACAACGGATGATTCTGGATGATCTAATTCACCCATAGCACGACGTTGTTTAACAAAGTTATCCATATATTTGTTAGCTTCACGTTTTAAAATATCTTCTGGATAAACACGACCATTTTGGTTCTTTGCATCGGCACGTTGTAATACGCCGTTAACAAGAAGTTTTCCATCTTTTAATGATTCGTTTAGTGATGTTCTTTTAAATTCGAAAGGTAATACGTCGATTAGAATTTGTTTCATATTAAGCTGTGGGTTAAGATTGTGGTGGTTTTTCACCAGCGGTTTGTCCAGTTACTGGTGGTTCTTCAGATGTCACGTTATTCGCAGATTGAGTTGCGGCTTGTTTACTAGGATCAACCAATGCTTTAGATTTAGCTATTTGATATTGATCTTTAGGTTTGACATCAGCCTTCCCTAAAATCTTAATCTTAAATCCTGGTTTGACGAAGAATTTAGCCGTCTTTTGCTTACTTTCTTCACGACCTATAATTACAATAACATAACGATCATAATAATAATCGATTTGTACGCCTGTGACATTGATTGTATAATCAGCTTCTGGTTGTTTATATCCCTTACTAGCACGAACCACTATCTTTTTATCTAAAATTGAATCTTGAATCTTTTTTTGAAGATCCACTTTTAATTGTTCGGTACTATTCTTTAGCTTAGAGTCAAAGTCAGTAAAGTCTGGTTGAATATCGTATGATTGTAAATTTACATCAACCGGAGCTTTTTGAGTCTGTGGTGCTGGTTGGGTTGGTTGTGATGTCGATGGAGCTGGTGCAGCAACTGGTGCTGGTTGAGCACCTGTTTGTTGTTCAGCCTCACTCTTCAATTTATACAATAATCCACCAACACCTTCTTTACGCATTTGTCTAACAAGTCTATTTGCGTGTTCAGTTACAGGTAAAATTCCTTGTTCATGACC